TCGGACTGCGACGACCAAAGGCCTGATGATCCTGACCTTCACCCCACTGTCGGGACTCAGCGACGTGGTGATGTCATTTTTGCCTGGCGGCGATATTCGCGACTGCACCGACGAGGCGTCATCGCGATTCGTCATCATGGCGACGTGGGATGATGTCCCGCATCTCGACGAGCGCGTCAAGGAGATGCTGTTCGCGTCATACATGCCATTCCAGCGCGACGCACGTACCAAAGGTATCCCGGCGCTCGGCAGTGGCGCAATCTACCCCGTGCCAGAGTCAGACATCGTTGTGCCGGATTTCGCGCTCCCAGATCACTTCCCGCGCGCTTACGGTATGGATGTCGGATGGAATCGCACTGCGGCAATCTGGGGCGCTATCGATCAATCGACGCAGACAACCTATCTGTACTCGCAGCACTATCGAGGCGAGGCCGAGCCAGTCGTGCATGCGCAGTCAATCAAGACTCGGGGAGTCTGGATTCCCGGAGCGATCGACCCTGCCAGTCGAGGACGGACGCAGACAGACGGCATGCAGTTACTCGAGATGTACCGAGAATTCGGACTTATACTGGAAATGGCGGATAATGCCGTAGAAGCTGGTATATATGATGTATGGTCGCTGCTATCCGCTGGCCGTCTCAAAGTATTCGCAAGCTGTCAGGATTGGATCAACGAATACCGCATCTACCGGCGCGACGACAAAGGCCGCGTGGTCAAGAAAAACGATCACCTGATGGATGCGTCTCGATACTTGATCCGCACCGGACGCGAGATTGCCGCACTGAAGCCGGCAGACAAGCATGACGACGACGAACAGCACAACATGGGGTATGGCGGATGGATGGGTTGATTACGGTGCGTCACGGCGCTGCAAGCTGTTGCATCGGTCGCAGCACTGCTTTGCCGCTGTCGATGCGCGACAAGGTGCTGGAAGTCAGCCGGGTATTCTGCGATCCGGGGCGCAGGAAAGAAGGCGTCGCATCTCGATTGATGCATCGGGTCTGCGAGCATGCCGATAATCTGCAGCAAGCCATGATCCTGTCAGTCATTCCTGCAGACGATTCGCCTGTCGATGCCGATGCGCTCGTCAAGTGGTATTCTTCCTTTGATTTCGCAATCCTGCAGCAAGCGACAGACACGACTCCGGCAATAATGGTGCGATACCCGCACGAGGCGACGACAGTATGAAAAAGACTCAGTCCGACATTCTCGAACAGGCGAATAAACGGTACGACGCCTGCCTGTCTGCAGACAACGAGAATTTCACGAACGCGCGCGCCGACCTGAAATTCCTTAATGGCGAGCACTGGCCAGAGGACGCAAAGAAACTGCGCAAAGCTGAGCGGCGGCCTTGCCTGACAATCAACAAGCTCCCGGCATTTGTTCGCCAGATCACGAACGACCAACGACAGAACCGGCCGTCGATTCACGTGCATCCGGTCGATGACGACGCCGACCGCGATGTCGCCGATATCCTGGAGGGCATGATCCGTCATATCGAGTATGACAGCGATGCCGCATCATGCTACGACACGGCGGTACATCTCGCGACGGCAGCCGGGCGCGGATTTTTCCGCCTGATTACGGATTACGAGTCTCCGGAGTCATTCGATCAAGTCATCAAGTTTGACCGGATCCGCAATGCCTGCTCGGTGCACATCGACCCGTCGTCAAAATGCCCTGCAGGATCTGATGCTCGGTACTGCTTCGTTGATTCCACCGCGCCAGTGTCGGAAATCGCCGCAGAATACCCGTCTTCGGCCTACGCAAAGGCATCTGGCGACGAGGAAAAAGACCTGCTTATCACTGAGTACTACTGCGTCCACGAAACGCCTGATGAGCTTCTGCTGCTGTCCAATGGCGAGACTGGCCTGCGCTCCGACTTGATCGAGATGCCAGAAGGCGTGACGGTCCTAAAGTCACGCAAGACCGCGCGCAAGGAAATCAAGTGGTACAAGCTCGCCGGGCAAGGCTATGTCGATTCAGGCGTATCGCGCACGCGCACTCGGCAGCAGAAGCTTTCAGAGGTGCTCGAGGAAACGACGCTGCCTTTTGACTGGATACCTGTCTTTCAAGTCATCGGCAACGAACTGGACATCGACGGCGAGGTAACGTATTCGGGCATGGTGCGCGACGCCAAGGACTCGCAGCTCATGTACGACTACTGGATGACTTCGGCGACAGAAGAGGTAAGCATGCGTCCGAAGACTCCGTATATCGGCGCAGAGGGCCAGTTCGCCGGGTTTGAGGAGCAATGGCGGCAAGCGAACGTCAGGACGTTCTCGTATCTTGAATACAAGCCGAAAACCGTCAACGGCACGCTTGCCCCTGCACCTTCTCGTCAGCCAATGGCCGATGTCCCTTCCGGCGTGCTGCAAATGGCCATGCACGCATCGGACGAGATCAAACAGACGACAGGCGTGTACGACGCATCTCTCGGCGCTCGCGGCAATGAAACGTCCGGGAAAGCAATTCAATCGCGCAAGCGCCAAGGCGATCTGTCCAATTTCCACTACACGGACAACCTGAACAAAACCCTGATTCACTGCGGGCGCGTGCTAATTTCAGGAGTGCGTCGCGTGTATTCCGGGCCGCGCATGGTGCGCACGATGGGCGAGGACGAAAAGCCGGGATTCGAGAAGATCAATCAGCCACAACGGCAAGTTGTCGAACAACCAGACGGACAACTCGCCGTCGCTGAGAAAATCATCAATGACGTAACGGTCGGTCAATACGATGTCATCGTCAAAGCCGGCCCGTCTTACTCGACTCTGCGCGAGGAATCGCTTGATGCCATGATCGAGGTCGGGCAATCGTGGCCGAAACTGATGGATGTCGCCGGGGACGAAGTAATCGAAGCGATGGATTGGCCTGGTGCAGAGCGCATCGCCAAACGTATCAAGCGCACGATGCCAGCCGATCTGATTGCCGAGGACGACGAAGGCGAAGCGCAGATCCCGCAGCAGACAAAGCAGCTTATGCAGCAGGCAGGCGACAAGATCGAGGAGCTTCAGCAAGCGTTACAACAGGCGCTTGCTGAACTCGAGAAGTCGCAATCGAACGCCGCGCTTGAACTCGAGAAGGAGCGCATCCGCGCCGAGAACCGATTGGACGTTGAGGAGGTGAAGGGCTGGATTTCTTCGCAGCTCCAATCAATTCGCGCTCCAATGCTCGCGCTTGAGGCGCAGCAAGCCATCCGCAAAGACGATACCGCACGGCCGGTCAGCCAGCCTGCCGAGAATGCGCCAAATGGCACTCTGGAGTAACCCATGAGCGAAGACGTAGCAGCAGAAGTTGTAGAAACGCAAGAATCCGCGTCGCCAGAAGCTGAGGCCGTCGCCGATCAGTCGGCAGAATCGACGCAGCACGATGATGAATCGCAACCAGTCGAGACACCACAGGCGAAAGAGCGTAGGTCGGCCCAAGCCCGCATCAATGAACTGACGCGCGCCAGGCACGACGCCGAGCGCGAGGCGGCCTACTGGCGAGGGCTTGCAGAAGCTTCTCGCAGCAATCAGCAGCCTGCACCACATCAGCAGGAAGTCGCCAAAAAGCCGACTGCATCCGATTTTCAGGACTACGATACCTATGTCGAGGCGCTGGCCGAGTGGAAGGCCGAGCAGAAGGTCCAAGAAGCGCTCGATCGCCGGCAGCAATCCACGGAGCAGGCAAAAAAAGCCGCAGAGGCTCGCGAGGTGGCGAAATCATGGGCAGAGCGCCAGAACGCGGCCCGTAACGTTTTTACTGACTACGACGCAGTTGTCGGTTCTGCCGATGTCACCATAACTCCGGCAGTTTCTGATATTCTGTTGACATCGGACAAAGGGCCTGAAGTAGCGTATTATCTGGCCAAGAATCCTTCGGTTGTCGAAAAGCTCAACGCATTATCGCCAACTGCTGCCGCACGTGAAATCGGACGCCTGGAGGCGGCGCTTGAGAAGCCCTCCGCGAAGCACGTAGTAGAGGCACCACAACCAGCGAATGTCACTCGTTCGCCGAGAACGCAACCAAGCGATCCGGCGCAGATGGACCACGAGGCATATCGCGCGATGCGGGCCAAACAAGGCGCCACTTGGGCGCGTCGATAATCACTGCATGAGGTAACGCCAAAATGGCAAACTCACTTATCACTTGCTCCATTGTCGCGAAGGAATCACTCGCGATCCTGGAGAATCAACTGACGTTCAGCTCGATGGTCAATCGCGACTTCGAAGCGGAATTCACCGGCAACATGAGCCGCGGCTATGCGCCTGGCGCAACGATCAACATCAAGCGGCCGCCGCGCTATACATACCGCACGGGTCGCGTAGCAGCGCCGCAGGCGACGACGGAATCAACCGTTCCAATCACTCTCAGTCAGGGCGGATGTGACCTCAACTTCACCAGTCTGGAGCGCCCGCTCAGCCTGACGAAGTTGGAGGACAAGCTCGCGGCGGCAATGGCGCCGATCGCCAACGAGATCGACCGGCAGGGCCTAGCAC